CACAAAAAAGAACTGCCTATATAGAGAAAACGCCTTCGTTCCGGACGGGCGCTGGCGCGCTGGGGTGGTTGGGTGCCATTGTGGAATGAGACGGTCCCACGGAGGAGCTGTGTGGCACTGTGGAACTGATTATGCGATTCAATGGCGAAAGACTCTTGACGAACTTCGGATCCGCTGGTATTCCTAGAACAGAGCGGAACGATTCTGTTCTGCACTGATCGAGAGTCGGGACTCTCTCACAACTCCATCCCGCCCTTGCCCGTCGCAAATCGTCACTGAACCTATGCTCAAAAAAGCAAAGCAGCCTGAAACAATTCCGCTCTTCTCGTGTGACGGCGTGAGAGTCGACTACATCACACTGGCGCGCCTTGCCGTCCTCCAGGAGCTTGGCCGGATCGCGAGAGTGGTCGCGCACAAGAAGGGCATCATCGGCCGCGCATACCTCACGCGCCTGCATAGCGAGCCCAGGCCGACGACGATCAGGAATTACATGGGCACGCCTTACGGCTTCCGTCAGCGTCTCTCCGATGGTCATGTGGCATATCGCTTGCGCGCGCTCGGCGACCATCCGTTCGGATCGGAACGTGACTTGGCGCCGGACTCTACACGCCCGATCTTCTTGCGCGTGCTGTTGGATTGCATGGCACGACCAGAGAGCGCGCATCGCTGTGCTCCACGTGGAAACGTCCACGCGGGTGCTCATCGCTCATCTGCTGCCAACGTGGGCGCAAGCGCAGGCATTCCTGCGAGTGCTTGAGCCTTCGCAGTCGTTCGACCTTGCCTGACACGCCAGACTGGCTCTGGCGCTTTTCACTGAAATCCGATGACATCCATCGAGCTGTCGACAGCGATTGAGCTGCGGTCGATCACCGCGCTCGCTCCGTACGCCGGTAACGCGCGGACGCATAGCGACGAGCAGATCGAGCAGCTGGTCCGCTCGATCCGGCGCTTCGGATTCACGAATCCGGTCCTGATCGGTCCGGACGGCACGATCGTTGCCGGCCACGCCCGGGTGCTGGCCGCGGGCAAGCTGGACATGGTTGAAGTGCCATGCATCGTGCTCGATCACCTGAGTGAGGCAGAGCAGCGTGCGCTGGTCCTGGCCGATAACAAGCTGGCTTTGAACGCCGGGTGGGACGAAGCACTGCTGCGCGCCGAACTGCAGGCGTTGCAGGACGAGGACTTCGATGTGGACGTCATCGGCTTCAACGACGACGAGCTTCGCGCGCTACTGGAGGATCCTGCTGGCGACGACCCGACCGCGGAAGAGCCTGCTCCGGAGGACAGCGCACCGAAGGTGCCGTCGGACCCGGTCACGCGCGCCGGCGATATCTGGTGCATCGGCAAGCACCGCCTGATCTGTGGAGACTGCCGCGACACGAATGTCGTGAAGCTGCTCATGGCCGGCCAGGTTGCCAATGTGGCGATTACATCGCCGCCCTACGCCTCGCAGCGCGAGTACGATCCAGCGAGCGGTTTCAAGCCGATCCCGCCGGATGAATACGTGGACTGGTTCCGCGCGGTCGCGGACAACGTCGAGGCGGTGCTCGCCGCGGATGGCTCCTACCTCCTGAACATCAAGGCGCACGCGGAGGACGGCGAACGCAGCCTGTACGTGATGGACCTGGTTATCGCGCACAAGCGGCAGTGGGGCTGGCGCTTCGTCGACGACTTCTGCTGGCGCAAGACCGACAATGGCGTGCCCGGTGGATGGCCCAATAGATTCAAATCGGCGCACGAGCCAGTTTTTCACTTCACCCGCCAGAAGGAAATCAAATTCCGACCCCGCGCGGTTGGCCACCTCTCGGAGGACTGCTTCAATTACTCGCCGGACAATCCGAAGTCGACGTCGGGTAGCGGGCTGCTGGGCACAGGAGCGCGTGGCTCTGCTGCAGGGAAGCAGGACGCCGGCGACAGCGACGGCCGTGTCGTTGACATCGCCAGGCCTTCGAACGTGATCGAGTGCAAGACCGAATCCACGCAGGGTTCGCACTCTGCTCCCTTCCCGCGGGCTCTGGTGGAATTCTTCGTCAAGGCGTTCTCGGACGAGGGCGACGTGATCGCTGACCCGTTCATGGGCAGCGGCACGACCATGGCCGCAGCCCACGCTCTCAATCGCGCCGGCTACGGCTGTGAGATCTCGCCGGCATACTGCGACGTGATCCTGGCGCGCATCGGCAAGCTGGCTGGCCAGGAGCCGTACCTCGAGGCTGACGGACGCACGTTCGCGCAGGTGGCCGCAAACCGCGGCGCCAACACCGACCAGAAGCGATGACTTACGGCTCTGTTTGTTCCGGTATCGAGGCTGTGTCTGTCGCCTGGAAGCCGCTGGGGTTCCGGCCTGCCTGGTTCGCCGAAATCGATCCGTTTTGTTCGGCGCTGCTGGCGCACCACTATCCACATGTCTCCAACCGTGGAGACTTCACACGCATTGAGACCGATGGAACGGCAATTGACATTCTGGCCGGAGGAACTCCCTGCCAGTCCTTCTCCGTTGCAGGAAGACGGGGCGGGCTGGAGGATGCGCGTGGCAACCTGGCCATCGAGTTTTGCCGCCTTGCTGGCAAACTGCGGCCTCGCTGGATCGTCTGGGAAAACGTCCCCGGCGTCCTGTCGTCGAACGGCGGGCGGGACTTTGGCTCCATCGTCGGGACGCTGGCGGAACTCGGGTATGGTTGCGCCTGGCGAGTGCTGGACGCTCAGTTCCTCGGAGTGCCCCAGCGACGCCGTCGCGTCTTCGTTGTTGGACATCTTGGAGATTGGCGGCGTGCCGCGGCGGTACTTCTTGAGCGCGAAAGCCTGTGCCGGGATACTCCGGCGCGCCGCAAAACGCGGGAAGAAGTTGCCGGAACTCCTGGCGGCGGCACTGGAGAGCGTGGCAGGCGTGACAACGCCGGCGGCTTGACGTTCGCGCCGGAGACCGCCTACGCGTTGAATGCCAAGGGTGGAGTGGGGCGAATGGACGCGCAATCGAACGAAACGTTCGTGACGCACGCCTCGCCGGTTCCGGTCGCATTCTCCGCGAAGGACTACGGAGCTGACGCGGGGCCACTCGCTCCGACGCTCCGCGCGATGCCGCACGACCGCAGTCATGCCAACGCAGGTGGACAGGTCGCGGTGGCGTTCGAGCCCCGCTTTGCCCGCAACGGCAGAGGAGCACCGGATGAGATCGTATCGCCCCTGAAGGCCGAGAGCGGGAGCACTGGAAAGGGCGACGGGGCGACGTGTGTGGCTTACGACGTCATTGGATCGTTTGAGCAGAACAGCATGGCGGGACGGGGAACTTTGGGCTGGAGCGATTCCGGCCAACCGCTGAGGCCAGTTAAGCCGCAGTCCGATCACCAGATGATTCACACCTCAAGGGCGGTCAGGCGGTTGACCCCGCGCGAGTGCGAGCGGCTGCAGGGGATGCCAGACGATTACACGCTGATTCCCTATCGCGGGAAGCCAGCCGCAGACGGTCCTCGATACCGGGCGATCGGCAATTCGATGGCCGTGCCGGTGATGAGGTGGATCGGGCGGCGGATTCGGATGGTAGACGTCAAAGGCGTTGAAGTTCCACGGAAGGCATCGTGATCGATCTCTCACATTTGAAAATCCAGGTCTGGCCCATCGGCGACTTGATTCCGTACGAGCACAACTCGCGGACTCACTCGCCCGAGCAGATCGCACAGGTCGTGAAGTCGATCCGGGAGTTCGGATGGACGTGTCCGATCCTGGCGGGCGAAGACCGCGTGATCATCGCCGGCCATGCGCGTCTGGAAGCAGCGCGCGAGCTGAAGATGACAGAGGTTCCGGTCATCGTCCTGCCGCACCTGAACGAAGCGCAGCGCCGCGCGCTGGTCATCGCTGACAACCGGATCGCGGCGAACGCGGGGTGGGACGAGGCCATGCTGCGCGAGGAGATCCAGAGTCTGCAGGTCGAAGACTACGACCTGGAAGTGCTGGGCTTTAGCGACGACGAGCTCGAAGCGCTCCTGGCGGATCCGGAAGACGAGTCTGCTGGCAAAACGGACGAGGACGCGACGCCGGAAGCGGAGGAGCAGGTAATTACCAGCCTCGGCGACGTGTGGCTCCTGGGCCAGCACAGGCTGCTCTGTGGCGACTCTACGCAGATGGCTGCTGTGGAGACGGTGCTCGCCGGCGGCCTGGCGGACATGGTCTTCACTGACCCGCCGTACAACGTCAACTACGGCGCCACGATGAAGGACAAGCTCCGCGGCAAGTCGGATCGCAAGATCGCCAACGACAATCTGGGCAGTGAGTTTGAAAAGTTCCTGCACGATGCCTGTGTGAACATGCTGTCCGTTGCCAAGGGCGCGGTCTACATCTGCATGTCGTCCTCCGAGTTGCACACGCTGGAGAAAGCCTTCCGCGAAGCCGGCGGCCACTGGTCCACGTTCGTGATCTGGGCAAAGAACTGCTTCACGATGGGACGGTCGGATTACCAGCGCCAGTACGAGCCGATCCTGTACGGCTGGAGGGAAGGCGTTGACCATTTCTGGTGCGGCGCCCGCGACCAGGGTGATATCTGGTTCATCAAGAAGCCGCATGTAAACGACCTGCACCCGACCATGAAACCGGTCGAGCTGGTGGAGCGCGCGGTGCGCAACTCGAGCAAGACGCGCGACACGGTTCTCGATCCGTTCGGCGGGTCTGGTACGACCCTGATCGCTTGCGAGAAGGCCGGGCGCCAGGCGCGGCTGATTGAGCTGGCGCCGAACTATTGCGACGTGATCGTGCGTCGCTGGCAGGAGTTCACGGGCAAGACCGCGACGCTGGAAGCAACCGGCGAGCAGTTCAACGCGATCGAGCCGCACGCTGTCGAGGCGTAAGAAGATCTGCTCGACTGGTGAAATTCACCAGTCGCTGACGTGTTTTGATGCGGGGTAATTCAGTGGTAGAAGCCGAGGCCCATAACCTCGTAGTCGCCGGTTCGAGTCCGGCCCCCGCTACCAGATTTGCACCGCTAGCTCAGTTGGTAGAGCACCCGACTCGTAATCGGGCGGTGGAAGGTTCGAGACCTTCGCGGTGCTCCAGATTTAGGCATGAGCATTGAAATCCAGATCGAAGCAGACGTCCATGCCGCGATCGGCGCGCTCGACGCGGTCCGTGTGGATCAGCTTCCCTTTGCTCTGAGCCTGGCGCTGAACAGAATCGCTCAGGCGGCGAAGAAGGACGTCACCGCGGAGATCGCGACCAAGTATCGCAACCGCGGTGGCTCGCTGGCATTCCTGATGCAAGGCGTCCGGATGGACGCGGCAACGAAGACGAACCCGACCGCCACAGTCTACGACGTGGACTGGTTCATGGCCTACCAGGAAGAGGGCGGCCGGAAGCAAGCGTCGGGGAACAAGTGGGAACGGATCCGTGCTGCTGCCATTGACGGCGTGCGTGTTCCGCCATCGGTCACAGCGCTGCTGGCACAGCATGGCAGTGGTTACTTCATCAACCAGTTCCGTTCGAGCGGGGACTGGTTCCTTGGGCATCGCTTCAAGACCGGCAAGCAAGACACACGCGACTACGACGGCACGCGCATTGACGGCCATCCTGGCTTCTCTGTGGTGATGCTGCTCGAGAAGGCTGTCGATGTGAAGCCCAGCTTCGGGATGCGCGAGACGGTGGAGAAGACCGTCGAGACGGGCTTTGCTGGGGCGTTCCGCGAAGCCGCGGAGCAGGCGATGGCGACGGCCCGGTGATTCTGGCAGTCCCAAACGACGCGAAATCATGCGAACAAGTGGCACGATTGACACGGTGCGAAAGTTTGGCGATCACGCCAAGTCCTTTGCAGTCCGAGGCTTGCGGGTTCTCCCCGGGCATCGCTCGCCCGCCGGTGCCGGAGCGCGCGGGAAACGCTCAGCGACGGGTCAAATTCCGGAGTTGCATGGGGAGTTGCACTGGTTGCATATGCGGTTGCACCCCACCAGATCGGTTTCATGCGTTTAACGGCAGTTTCGATCTCGAAATCGCTCGGTGTCAGCCGCCAGGCGGTGGACAAGGCGGTGAAAAAAGGCCGGATCGACCCGAGCAAGCCGCTTGATCAGATCCGGATCGATTGGGAGC